TTATGCGATTTGCTTACTCGCATTATCGGATTGCACTTTTTTTAGCTCGGTATTCTCGGTTTGTAATTTGAGGTTTGCTATTTTTAATTCTGAATTTTCTTTTAGTAAAATTTTGTTTTCCTGCATTAGCGACACCTGAGCTTCTAATAATTTCACTTTTTCCTCATTCGTAAAAGGCTCTGGTTCTACTTTCCTAAAAACATTGCCTTTTCCTGTAAGAAGAAAGTTAGCATCTATTTGTTCACATTTTGAAAACAAAAGTTCTATGTCAAAAGAGTTTCTTTCTCGCCACATAGAGAGCGTAGACTTGTTTATCCCCAAAAATCGACTAAATTCCGTATCAGTCTTAATATTAAAACTTTTTTTTATCTCGTTTAAAATTAATGACTTATCCATAGTAAAATAAATTTGTTCAAAAAAAGTGGTTAAAAACTTTTTTAGTTCAAAAATTGTGGTTATTTTTGTCCAACGAAATGAATTACATTTTGTCAGACACTTTAACAATCCACAAAAGTACAATTTTTATGAGAATTTCAGAAAAACTTATCGAAGAAATTAAGACCAATAATGATTTATCGCTTGACTTAGCAAAGAAAGCAGGTATTTCACAGAGTGGTATTTTGAAACAAGCCGAAAGGCGTTCCAAATTGCTAATGCTTCCTACATATGTGGAAGTGTATAAGTCTTACGGATTTACTGAAGAAGACATCTTCGAAAAAGAAGAAGTAGAAAAAAAATAACTGAGCCGAAAAAACGTTCCTTAAAAAGTAGGCTAAAAACAACAACCTATGAAACATTTAGAATCTTATGCTGACGAAATCGCTGAGCGGTTAAAAAAAGTAAAAGGAGTGCGAAAACTCAGAATGCTGACCGATGCCAGAGCTTTGTTTTTCTCGTTTGCAATCCGTGATTTGTCCGTATTGGAAAGCATTGACAAGGTCATTCCACCACATTATTACATTTCTATCAAGCATAATCGTGCCGTGCTTCAATATCCTATTTCAGAGCAATTTTCTGAATACTTAGCACACCAATATTTGTTTAATCAAAAAATACTCAAATGATGAAACAACTTACGCTTTTCAAACTACCTAAAAAAGTACAGCAGATGAAAGCTATTAGTTCGGATCTTCAGAAAAAATCCAAAAAAATTGAACCCCGAGCAAGAAAGATTTACAACAATACCTACCGAGCCAAACTCAAAGGCATTGATGTAAAACCACACCAAAAAACTATTTATTCTAAAACGGAAGACGTGGATCAGGTATCCCAAGTACGACAAGTGAAAAACTTGATGAATTTGGGTTTTGTAATTCAAATAACCATTTAATGAAAACTAAAAAATGCAAACACAAACACAAAGTATTGCGTGTACTTCATACGTTCTGTACGGTGGAAGTAACGGCTGTGTTTTGCGAAAAATGCGGAAAGCAACTTATAAAAGAGAAATGGGAAGTTTAACAAAAAAAACGATTTAAAATATGGTACAATTAAAAGATGTTTTTACCGATGAGTTCTTAAATAATCAACTGCCTTTGGTCGGTGATTTCAATTTACTTGATATAAAACACGATAGAACTTGGTATTATGAAAGTGGAGAAATATTGGAGGTCAATGTTGAGTTAAATGACAAAAACAAAGAAATTTTATCAAAATACATCAAAGATTTTGATAAATACAATGCTTTGGTAGAAGAAGAATACTTTAAATGTGAAGAAGGAAAAACTGACCTAATTTACATCATCCATTTTGTAGCCAACACTTTTGGAAGCTCATTAATGTTTGATTGGGATAACAGTATGTTCTATTTCGAATATTAAAAACAGTGAAAAATGAAAAGAGAAATAAAATTCAGAGCCCAACGCAAAGATAATAAGTGGCAATATAGTATGACCTTATCTACAGGAAAAGAAATTGGTGGAGCGACAAAGAGTTATGACTACTTTATGGCAGAGAAAGGGAAAGGATGGGTCAAAGTTAAAGCAGAAACCATCGGTCAGTTCACAGGGCTTTATGATAAAAATGGTAATGAAATTTATGAAGGAGACATTTTAGCTCCTATTTCAAAAGAGTCGTTTTATTATGTTGGTTTTGAAAGTGGAATGTTCTGCATTTACAATAATTTAGGAAGATGGGCGACAATGGAAAGAGGTATTGAAATTTACAAAGAATTAAATATTGATTTTGAAATCATCGGTAACATTTACCAAAACTCCGAGTTAGTAAAATAAAAATATGGCAACAAAACCAATAATATTTTCTACCGAAATGGTCAAAGCCGTTTTAGAGGGTATAAAAACACAAACAAGGAGAGTGATTAAGAAAAAATACACAAATACTGATTTTCAATTGAGAGGTAATACTCTTGTTGAAATTCAGAATGATGTTCCTGTCTCAAGAAAAAATGAAAACGGCACAACTATTAGACATTTCAGACCTTATGAAGAAAGAAGTCCACAATACCAAATAGGTGATATTCTTTGGGTTCGTGAAACTTGGGCAGAATTTGGCAGCGGATTTATCTATAAAGCTCACGACTTTCAAGAATACGAAGATATAGGAGTAAAATGGCGACCCTCTATCCATATGCCAAAGAAAGCTGCACGAATTTTCTTGAAGATTACCAACGTTCGTTGCGAACGATTGCAAGATATTTCGGAAGAAGACGCAATTGCGGAAGGAGTAAGAGTTATTTACGGTAATAAGTTTAAACATTACTGCCCTGAAAAATCATTTAATCAGGAAGAATTGCGTAACGGAACTCCTATTACTAAAACTGCTATTTGTTCTTTTTGTACGCTTTGGAAAGCCATCTACGGAGAGCAAAAATGGAATGAAAATCCATTCGTTTGGGTATATGAATTTAAATTTATAGATGAAATAAAATATGGAACCAACGCATTACTATTGTGATTTTAAAATCGGAATTCAAACAAAAAATAAACTTCAAGACGAATTCTCAGGATTTCTTTGTTTTCTGAATCATAGAATTTACAAAGCGGAAGATATTCCACAGCTGAAGGCTATTATCGATAGAAAAGTAAAAGATTTTAATGCTATTCATCGTAGATGCAAACCTTTGAATGTCAACTTGCATAAAGGAATAAATGATGAAGGATATAGGGTGTTTACGGAATTTGCTGAGCTAATCCTCAAACCTGCATATTTCTGCGATATTAAAAAATTATAGTTTATGGAAATCAAAAAAGCAAAATATAATCCGCAAAACCAAATGTACCAAAATTCAAAATGAAATGTACATTTTTTGAGGATTTCATCATCAATCACAAAGGTATATAAAAACATAAAAACACGGCTCAATTGCCGTGTTTTTTTATGTACTTTCCCCCGCAAACTGCTCCAACATCAGTAAGTCGGGCTTGTAGACGTCTTTCACGTTGGTATCGGGTTCAAAGGTAGAGAAACGTTTGTCCTGTGGTGTTCGCTTGATCACCCCATTTAAAATATCTTTAAATGCTGTTTCTAAGAGTTTTAAACCCATTGGTAACAACTCATTTCGCCATAGTTCGGTTGCCCCTTCCTTTGGATTGAGGTAGTATTCAGGCGGTATAAAACACCAATCCTGATAAGCAATATCGCCTCTATCAATGCCCGAATTAAGCCAAAATACGGTACCGCCCGTAATAGCGTCGTGCATCTTTATCGCCCACTCAATTGCCGAACGCCCACGATGACGAGGCAACAAACTCGGGTGATAACCGAGCCAACCCAAACGCGGAATATAACGCGTCCGTTTTCCAATATAATCAAAAGAATGGGCGGTAATTCCCAAATCACATTGAAGCATCGTGTCGCCGTTGAGCATACCCGCAGGAATAATCGGCACGTTCCAAAGTCGAGCCAAATCGCCTATATATTTGTCGTCTAACGGACAACACACGCCCACGATTTCCATTTCCAAACGCTGACAAAGGCGGAATACCTCCCCCGCAAAATACTTCTGCCCGCTTATAAAAACTTTAAATTTTTCTTTCATTTTGTATTGATTTTTCGCTGTCGGTCGTACCGACCCGCCCTAAGTATTTAAACCCTTGTACGGCGCGGAAATGCCCTCCGTATCCTGCTTTCATTTTCTTACCCCCACCGATAGGCTTACACGTTTTCTGCATTGATTTCATACTCCTTAGCTTATTGTCACCGTGCAATTTCGCCGATGTTTGCTTCCATAATTTAGAATTTCTAAGGTATCCACACAATTGCGGATGCGAGGTATGAAAGAACGTATGGTATTTATACCCTTTGCGTCCATTTCCTTCTAAATGGTACTGCATCACGAAATTTAGGAATTGTGTACCCACGCCTGCACCCTGCCACTCGGGCATCACTACCAAACGCGTGGCTCGGTATGCTTTTGCTGTAAAGAGTGGCGTTACCGCCAAATGGCAAACCAACTCACCATCAACTGTGCCGACAAAATATTCAGCACAAGGCGGATGCGGTAAATCTAAATAGTAATGCTCTTTAAAAAACTTCCAGTAACTGCCGTCCGCCTTGAAAATGTCGAGTTGGATAGGGGGACGGCTTGGGACTTTTTTCGACAGACACCCTCCCGCGTGTCGTATGCCCAATCGGGTTGTAACCACTCTACAATATCATAATGGCACGATAGGAGAATGATTTGCTTTTTTCCGTTTCGTCTCCACGATTTGGCAAACGCCGAAGCTCCTATTTTGGCAATTTGTCTATCTACTACGGAGGTAAATTCATCAACAATTACTTTGTCGTAGTCCTCGCAAATCAGCCGTGCCAATCCCGCACGGAACTGCTCCCCATTGCTCAATACCTTAAACGGACGCAACCACGCAGGAACATCGCCAAGTCCGACCGCCGAGAGTGCCGCCGTTACTTCATTCGTTGATTTGTGTGGGGCGATATCTTCAACGATAGGCAGGTTTTCGCTCCAACCTTCGAAAAGGTTGATAATTCCGTTATTCCAAATTTGTTTACCTATGGAGGTTTTCCCTGAACCACTGGGACCAACGATAAGCCCAATTTGCCAATCGTCGCCCTCGATAGGTAGTTCGGCGGTGTGTTGCCACGTGTGTCCGCTTTCGGCGTTGAAAAGTGATTTTACTTTTTCTGCTCGAAATGAAGTAAAATTCTCGCAGGTGTGTTTGATTTCTATTTTCATTTTTAGTTTATTTTTTAATTAAATAATTGCCAGCGGTGGCTCACCGCTCAAACTGATACTACTTTTAAATTCTTAAACCCCATTTTTTGAAGTTTCTCAAATAACTCTTTTTGCTCTTGTTCGCTATCGACCTTAATAATGATAGCGTGTTGTTCTTTATACTTAAATTCTGACATAATATTTTGATTTTAATTAGTTAAATATTTCTTTCCATTGCTCATAAATTTCATCAACCAAATTCGCCATCATCACGGGCGGTACACTCATTCCCAGTACGTATTTTATAAAAGAATAAGCATTCGTACCAAAATCGTAATCTTGCGGAAACGACTGACAACGAATCATCTCCGTATGATTTATTTTGCGAGGCTCATCAAAAAGCGTCATTTTAGAGCCATCGGTGGAAACTAAAGTAAGAGGCACTTTGTCGGCATAAATAAACTGCGCGTTGAAGTTACTATCGCGGTTTTCTATACGTTTTAAAACATCGGCATAGGTTCGGTCGCCCAGCTTTCGATTTTGCCACACATTTTGATCGTGGGCTGTCCAACTTGCCGTGTTTTCGTCAGTTTTGATGTCCTTAAACAGAATGGGCGATTGATTGAAATTCAATTGCAATTCGTCCACTTTCTGGGCTAAATCTTTCCGAATGGCGATAAAAAACACTCGTTCCCTACGTTGCGGAACGCCCATTTTTGAAGCGTCTAACAAATGGTAATTGACCTTGTAACCTGCCCTGTCAAATTCCGACAAAATCCGTTCGGTATAGGCTTTGGCTTTGCCTTGCAAAATCCCTTTCACGTTTTCAGCAATCACGATTTTGGGCTGTAATTTTTCTGCCAAAGCAATAAAATCAAAGAAAAGCGTGTCCAACACTTGCTTTTTCTGACCTTCCTTAAAAAATTTCTCAACACCCCAATTCGCCTCACGTTTTCCAGCTATTGAAAAAGACGTACAAGGCGGCGAACCGTCCAAAATATCCAAATGGTAGAGTTCTTCGGGGTATTCGTCCCATTTCACAAAATCTTGGATAGCTTCAATAAATTGGTATTTGGGTTGATGATTTTTGATGTACAAGTTCGCCATTCGTGAGTCGATTTCATTAAAGCCAACCACGTCAAAACCAGCTAATTTATAACCCATTGTTGAGCCTCCACCACAGGCAAAGCAACTAAACACTTTGCCCTTGTTTTTAGCGAATTTTGTTTTTGATAATTTCCAGTTGTAGTAGTATTTCATATTTTTTAGTATTTTTGCAACTCTGACCACTTAAAACAAAATAAACCCAAGAAGCACCAGAAGACATAAGTCCTCCGTAGCCTCTTGGGTTCTTGTTTAAAAAAGTGGTCAGAGATTTTTTTAAAGCGGAGGACATTTTTTCCTCCTTATTTTTTTCACTTGCAGACTTATAGCTTCGTATAAGTGGACAAGGGCGATTTAAGGCTCGTTTCCCAACCTTTTAAATGTTTTTTAAAAACCGTTTAAATTTCGTTATTATGGCTGTAATTTTCCGAAATAACTTCAACCGCCAAGCAAGGAATATCAAAGCTCCAAGTACCAAAATCCAAAGGATTAGCGATAGATAGCCTCCGAATGTAACCCCTTGCGTTTTCACTTCTTTTTGTTTTTTAAACGACTTGTTTTCAGTGATTTTTTGCGTATTTTCACTCGTGCGGACACTTATATTATTTACTTGTAATGTGTCTTTTTGACGGTATAATTGCCTGTCGGTGCTACCGACTTTTAATTTAACCCTGCCGCCACGCACGATGATTTTTTCACCTGCAGGGCTTCGGATACGCTCAAATTCAAGGGTTTTACTTTGTCCTGTGCTGTCTTTTTCTGTTTCAAGTTCAAATTGCGAGATTATCTCATTTTCTCGCAAAAAAAACTGATTTCTACTCTCGGCAACTTGCTCAAAAACGCTGTCTTTTTGGCTTTTTTTGATTTCTTTGTGCTTTTCTTCTTTCCTTTCGATTTGCAGGTGGTAACCACCCGCCAAGAGGAGCAGAAAACCGAACTTGCCGAGCGACTTATTCAGCAGGAAGAAAGTATGCAGAAAAATAGCGTAAGTTCGGAGCAAATCCAAACAGAAATAAAAGAACTTCAGGAGCTTATTAGCAACTTAAACGTATCATTTGACGGCAAAGAGTTAGATGATAAATTAGATATTCTGCTCAAGAAAACCAACGAGGGAACAAAATTAACTTTTCAAGGCAAAGGCAATGTAAACTATTCGGAAAGCATTAAATCTGAAATAGAAACTCTCAAAAATGAAGTTCTAAAACGTCAGGATAGCGTTTTCACAACGCTGAACATCAAACTTTCGGACTTCGAACTAAAACTTGACCATTATCTAAAAACCAAAGACAAAGAAGTGAAAGTACGAGGTTTTTCGTTCGGGTTTGGAGCTATGATTTTCGGGGCGTTATTGCTCGGATTTGTTATTTATAAAATAGGAAAACGATGGAATTTAATGTAGCAACCCGATGGGGAGAACTCAGTGAATGGCAACGGGAAGAAATCTGCCATTTGCTGTTTCAAACGGAAAACACAGAACACAACTACCTTAAAATGATTGAAATATTATTTTTAGGTAAGAACACACCGCAAAATAAATTGCGTGTTGCGAAGTTATTTTCACAAGTTCCGATTTCGCAGTTAGCTCCGTACGGCGAATTTATGCATAAAACTACGGAGCTTTACGACTTTCCCGACATTTCCGAAACCTTGAAAACTCCTGCTATTCGATTGAATGATTGCACCATCAAACAATTTTCTTTTGCCGATGCGATTTATTATAAAGTAGCTACCAATAATTGGAACGATTTGTATATGCGTCAGTTGGTAGCGTCTTTGTACTGCCTCTGTGAGAAAGAATTTGATGTGGTAGATTTGCCCAAAGTTGCTGAAATGACGGATAAAATTTCAGCAAAAAAAAGAGCAAGAATTGTATTTGCGTATCTTTCGGTTCGCAGTTATATCATTGCGAAGTATCCGAAGATTTTTTCAGCAAAGAATGTTTCAGAAGATGAAAACCAGCCCGTTTTCCGAAGCAAAACAAATAAATACACTCCATTTTCAAAAGTAATAGCTACAATGGTTTTTGATGAAAAACAACCACTGGGTAACTTGCACGATTGCAATCGAACACGCATCTATGATTTTTTTGACATTTTTCAAGAAGCCATTAGCCGTTAGCAAGTAAAAAGGGTAAAGGATAAAGGATAAAGAAACAAGTAACAAGGTGCAAATTATTTAATCTTTCAATCTTTTAATTTAACACAATGAAAAACGGATATTTACAACTCAAACGTTATTTTGAAGAAATTTCGAAAAAACACAAACAAATAAAGGATTTTTCAGGCTATTTTGCCCGTGAAACACAACAGAAAATGGGTTCGTACGCAGGTATCGGGTCGCCTTTCCTGACGATTTTTAATTATGAATTAGGATTGGACGGCGGGGAACTCAATACCATCGGCACTCGTAAGCTGACATTTAGCGTACTGTACCACAATCCCGCATTCGACAATTTTGAGGCTCAACAGGAAGCTATTGACAACGCCGAGAAAATTGCCCTGCAGATTTTGGCTCGTATCAAAAGGGACCATAATACTAAGGATCATTTTATGTACAACTCTTTCCAAAAGGATATGACGAAAATATTCCCTGTGGAAGATCCAAACATACAAGTATATGGCGTGGATGTAGTGGTACATTTCCGCAATAAAGAACCGCTGATTGTGGAAAGTGACGTTTGGGAAGATGGAATAACGAATTGTGGATGATAATCAATTACGAATTAATAATTACCAATTACGTAATTCGTAATTTGAAATTCGTAATTAAATTTAGGAGTTTATGGAAAAAACCGAACGCCAAGTGGCACGAAAGGCAAAACAGATGCTGGAAAATTCCTTACGAGGAAATATGTCGCAATTTTCTGAGCATATGCAGGGAAGTAAAAAAAAATCTATCCGAGAAGTAAAGGTAAGTACCAAGACAAAAGGGTATGGAGAAAACGGAATGCCCAAAACCTATTATTTACGAAAAATTTCCATACGTATGGAACGGCACGGCTTTGTGCAACATTATGGAGTGGACACACTCCGTGCAGGAGGCGAACGTAAACGTGAAAAACCCAAACCTTTTACTTACAAATACGAAACTCACAAAATGCGGATGCAAGAAAAGCCCTTTATTGACAAAGCTGTTGAACAAAGTGGCGTGATTGATTATGTAATGAAATCGGTAGCTGAAATACGTAACGAGCAGGTATTTGTACATCTGAAAAGCTGGTTGGAGAAATAGGTAAAGTGTTAAAATTTTCTCACTTTTCTTTGAAATATGAAATTTAAATGTTTATTTTGTCGCATCAAATGATGTGTTATTTTCTACCATATATAGAAAAACATTTTGCTATACCTCTCATTTATGTTTCATTAAAAAGGTAAAACTATGAAATTGTTTGGCGTTTATTTACAGGAATTACAAAATGTTACACTTGGGGTGATACCTTTTATTATATCTCATTTTTTTGAAAAACCTCTTGTAAATCAAGAAATAGAGGATAAAATAAAGAAACCAGAGGATAAAAAACTTTTTTATGAAACCATAGAAGACTTAAAGAACAATAAAGAAAAAGAAAAAAAAACAATTGTTTTGAGTTCTGGTGAAAGTTTAACAATTATTGTAAAATAGTTTAGCGTATGGAGTTTAACATAGCTCTAAACACAGTTGTTTATATAATGATATTTATATTTCCGGGCATTTTGTTTCGGAAATTTTTTTATATAGGTGAATTTTCAAAAGAATTTTATTTTGGAAATTTATTTGAACGGTTAATGTGGACGTTGTTTTTTAGTACTTTAATGTTATTGTGCAGCTTTATATTATACACCTCCATATCAAACCTTTTCAATTGGAAATTACTCTCTGCTATTTCTTATGAAAAAATATCAAAAATCATAGAGTTTTTACATTCAGAGAAAATTCAACTGCCTGATGAAGAAACTTTTAAAAAAGATTATCCTGATTTTTTTATATTACTATCAGCTATTTACCTTATGTCTGCACTATTAGGAGTAGCAACTCATTACTTAGCTAAATTAATGAATTATAACTTCTATAATTACTGGCATTTTTTAATAAAAGGGAAAAAACACCGAAATGATTTAAAAAATGTAAAATACAGTCGAACTACCGCTGATGTTCTTACTGATATTCAAGGAGATATAGTTATATATTCAGGAACTATAAAAGATTACCATTTAACAAAAAATGACACCAATTTGGAAACCATAGTTCTCTGTGACGTAACCAAAAAAAATGGAAATAGAGATGTGATTCCAGGACATAATTTTTGTATTCATAAGGATAATATTTTGAATATAAATTTGAGTTATGTGTACATAGAAACCAAACAAAAACAAATTTGGTTTAAACTTTTTCAAAATATTATTTCTGTAGTGTATATAGCATCTTTGATAGTACTACTGGTTGCGATGTATGTAAATGAGGATAAATTCTCATTTTTAAACAATTGGGGTAAAAAAATCACATTTTTTATAACTGTTGCTCTCCTTTTATCTTTTGTTTTTGAATATATAAAACAATGGAGATTACCTGAAAAAGAATCTATTCCCGTATTTTTGATTCTTTTATCGATTGGTACTTGGTTGTACTTAAATGCAGGGTTTTGGTTGCTTTTCTGTCTTATATTTGTTGCTATACTTATCACATCTCTTTTTAATTTAACAAAAAAGAAATTATCTAAGGACAAAACAAAATAAACCTTAACAGACCCCGCCCCGCACCCTGCGGGGCTTTTTGTTAAAATTTTCTCACTTTTAAGAAAGTTTTATATTTTTGAGGTTTAATTTTTTAAAATTATCTAATTATGGCTAATGAATTTATCGAACGATTGGAAAAAAACAGAAACGAAGAAATTAAGGCACAACAACTTAACCCCAAGTTTGGTGGAGTTTTTAAAACTTCCTTACCAACAGAGCTTGTTAAACACATCAATCAAGTTGAAAAACTTACCCCTGAAGAGAGGCAAATGCTTTTGGTAGCAAAAACAATGCTTTCGGAAAAACACTTGAAAAGCATACGATTAAATGTACTATTTTTCTTTTGGATGTTTATTGTTTCGGTTGTGCTTGGAGTTATTGTAACACTTGCTTCTAAGTAATCTTGTATTTTTATGGTTTAATTTTAAAATATGTATAAAATGAGAAAAGTTTTTTTATTAATGTTGTTGATTTCAAGTAATCTTTGCCTTGGACAAGAGTCTTTTCAATTTAAGGGAATTCCTATTTCAGGAAGTATGGATGATTTTGCAAAAAAAATAATTCAGCAAGGATATAAGTGGCAAGCACCAGAAGAAGCATATCTTTTTACAGGAGTTTTTGCTAATGAAGATTGTGAAATTATGTTATATGAAATAGAGGGAACAAAAGATATAGAAGGAGTCTTTGTTCTCATCAAAAGAGATGATTGGAGCAGCATGGAAACACTCTATTATAAGTTTAAGGATGAATTGTCAAAAAAATATGGGGAACCAAAAAGTATAGAGAAGTTTGAGTATCCCTATGAAAAAACAGACAATAACTCTTATAAATGGACAGCTGTTAAAAATGGAAGTGTTCAATTTGCAAGTATTTTTGATACAGACAATGGAAAAATACTATTGCGAATTTCACAAGAAGGCAAATTGATAATTACATATTCCGACAAAGAAGCCAGAAAAAGAAGTGAAAAAATAAAAAGTAATAATTTTTCAAGTGATTTATAAAACAAAAACCTGCAAATATTTTGCAGGTTTTATTTTTTGTTGTATATTTGCAGTGTTGAAAAGTCGTACAGATTTTTATTTCTGTAAATTAAATAAAATATCATAAACTCACGGCGTGAGGGTGTCGTATGGTAGTAATGCCATACAAAGATTGCGAATGCGACTTTTCAACAGCACCTACTTACGCCGTTTAATTTTTTATATTATGTTGAAAAGTCAAAAAAATCAGAAAAAAATCATCCGTAAACGTTATTTAGCAAGTTTGCGTGAGGCGTACGCCGATGCGTTGTTTCACAAATTTATGAATGAGCTTTCGGGTACGCTCACAATGAAGCTCCACAAAGGCACTTGGCATTTGGTATTTTCGTGCGGTCACGAAAATGGTATGGTTCAAGCCAAAGGCAAAACCCTTGCTCACGCTATTATCAACTTAGCTTCAAAATCGAATTACTTCACTTCTAAAACTACCGCCTTATGAAAACAACCAATATTAACGGAGTGGAACTTACGGAGGATTCGCTGAAAATGTTACAACATTGGCAAGAAGATGAAGGCATTCATCTGGCAGAAACCCTCGAAGTATTGAGTGATTTGACCACTTTTTTGAGCGATGCCTCACTGAACAACGGCACAGAAAATCAAGCGATGGAGTTTATTCGTTTTATCTGTGTACTTCGTAGCGATTTAAAAACCTTTAAACCCGAATCGTGATGGAAGACTATAAAGAAATCATAAAAGAAATGTTGTTAAGGGACTTCAGCACGAGACCAATTGACACAAAAAAAGCCCTCAAAGAAGTTCAGTTGATGACTACCATTGAAGTGCTTCAGATGGTGCAAGGCATCATTCCGTCCAAGCCTATTGACGAGCACGACATTTTTGAAGTGCTTAAAGAAACAGGTTTTAACTACGGAATTAACGAAGAAAATGGTATATATGTTTGGTTTTTATTTAAAAAAGAAAGTAATTTTGTAGTGTAAAAATTTGTTAGTTATGAACAATATTTTCAATAGTTTAGGTAATTTTCTCTTTTGGGTATTTGCTATATTTATAGCCATACTTGCAGGTGTTGTTTGGTATGCTTTTGAATATTGGTATATTTTTTTCGGAATACCCGTGTTGCTATACATTATTTTTTTTATTGCTAATTTCAAGAGAATGAATAACGAAGTTAACCAATTGATAAAAGAGGTTGAAGAACGTGATAGACTGAAGAAATTAAATAAAAATTAGATTCTTTACTTGTCCTTTCGTAAAATCGGATTGATGTGGAACTTTGCCATATCAATCCGATTTTTTTATGGCACAAATACCATTACCACAAAAGGCGTTTTAATTATCAACGGCAAACAAGTTGAAAATACATTCAAAGATTTACAAGCTACTACACGTAAGTTAGAAGCCGAACTGCGTAAACTCAAACCCGGTACGCAAGAATTTATCGACAAAGCCCAGCAGGTAAAGTTAGCCCGACAGGCGTTTGAAAACGTACGCAACGAAATCAATGCCACTACTCGTGAGCTCGAAAAAAGTGAGGGAATTGTAGGTAAAGTGATAAAATCATTTGGTGGGTTGGGAGGCGTTTTTACCATTGGTGCAAGTGTAAGTTTAGCTTCAACTACACAAGAACTTTTAAAAATTTCCGATGCTATAACCGATGTACAGAAAACGTCGGGTTTGGCACAAAAGGAAGTAGAAGCTCTTTGGAAAGAATTTTCAAACTTTGATACTCGCACCTCGAAGCTCGAACTGATGAACATCGCTCAAATCGGTGGGCGTTTGGGCATTACCGACAAAGAACAGCTTCAAGAATTTACCCGCGAAATTGATAAAATTTACGTAGCTCTGGGCGATTCGTTTCAGGGCGGTTTGGAGGAAGTAACTACCAAAGTAGGTAAACTCAAAAACCTGTTCGATGAAACCAAAGACAGCGACTACCCAACGGCTCTGAACGAAATCGGTTCGGCACTCAATGAACTTGGGGCGAACGGAACAGCTTCTGAAAGCAATATTGCCGAATTTGCTACCCGTATTGGGCAATTGCCGTCGGCATTAAAACCCGCTATTGATAAAACGTTGGGGTTGGGGGCAGCATTGGAAGAATCGGGTATTGATGCCCAAATAGGTGCCTCTGGTTTTACCAAATTTATCGCTGTTGCTGGTGAGAACTTACCTGCATTTGCTCAACAGATGAAAATAACCAAAGAAGAGGCAACGGAATTGTTTCGTACCAAACCTGAAGAATTCTTCCTAAGATTTGCTGAAAGCACAAAACACTTACAAGCAGACGAACAAATCAGAGTTTGGGATAATTTGAAATTAAAAACTCTTGAAGTGCAAAAAACTTTAGGTACCGCAGGGGATAATGCCAACCGATTTCGAGAAATGATGGAGCTTTCGAGCAACTCAATGGCTGATGCGACTTCCATTCAAGAAGAATTTAATAAGAAGAATAATAATGCGGCTGCTATTTGGGAAAAATTTGGTCGAACTATAAAAGATTTTGTTACCGATGGGGCTGTTCCCGAATTTTTTAATTGGATTACAAGTGTCATTGGTTATTTTACAGGTTTAACCAGTAAGGCGGGGGATGGCATAAAAATATTTCGGGAGCGACTTTCGTTTTTAGTGAAAACATTAGTTGTAGTTACTACTGCTACACTTTCCTATCGGGCTGCCGTGTGGTTGTTAACCACAACTACCAAACAAGCCTGGCAACAAACTATTTTGTACAATACGGTTTTGAAAATTCAGACGGCACTCAAAAGAGCAGGAGCTGCGGCAACGTATCTTTTTTCAGCTGCTAAATTAGCTTTGACAGGAAATACCCAACGAGCTACCGTAGCGATGAGGGCTTTTAGTATGGCTACACGAGCAAACCCTATCGGACTTTTTTTAACAGCTATCACAGCGGCAATAACTGCAGTTGCATTATTTTCAAAAAAGCAAAAAGAGTTGACCGCTAAACAAGAAGAAGCAGTAAAGAGTATTCGACAAGAAATTTCTCATTTGAATGCTCTAAAAAAAATGATATCTGATAATAACATTCCGCTTGAAAAACGAAAAGATTTAATAGAGAAACTCAAACAAAAATACCCTGACTATTTAGGACATATAAAAAATGAAGGTACTCTTACCAAAGAATTAGCCAGTCAAATAGAAAAAGTTAATAAAAATCTAATTTTACAATCTCGTCTAAAAGCAAATCAAACTTTAATAGAAGAACAATCAGAAATAGCAGGTAAGGCACAAGCAGCAAAAGAAAAAGCAGAAAATAAGGTTCAGGATGAAATAAATCGTTTAATAAAAAACAATACCTATATTCAAGATTTGGAAATAAAAGACAAATCTCTTGAAGAACAAATCAAAATATTAAGTCAGAAAGGTATTCTTGGAAGGCAACAATTCAACAGATTGAACTATGCTATGAAAGAATTAGCAAGGGAGAAGAAAATTTTTGAAGAAGAGAGTAAAAAACTTTCGGAACTTTTAAGTGTAGATGCAGATTTAATAGCTAAAGCAGAAGGGAAAGATTATAGTAAAGCAGGTCCTTTTGAATTGGAAGAAGTTGTTCTTACACCAAATAATAATTCTGACAAAAAAAAATACCATCCTCATTTGGCTCAACAAGCATCGGCGGAACTTTTAAAAAACCAACGAGAGCATAACAAAAAACAACAGGAATTACAAGACGAAGCCTTTGCCTTGCAGGAAGAAAGTTTAGACAAACAACTCTCACAAATGGAGGTAAATTACAATCGTAAAAAACAAGCTCTGCAATTTCAAAATCAAGATATTGAAATTGAAATCAGGAAAATACAAGAAACCATTGGCAAGTTGCGTGAAAAAATTGCCAGTTCGGAAACCTCTGAGGCTGAAAAAGCCGATGCACAACGGGCAATTGCCATTTATCAGAAATCCATCGCTGAGAAACAAAAAATTATTCAGGTTAATAACCAAACGGAAACCGCCCTGGAAAACACCAAACAGCATCAACTCAATCTCATTCGTGAGAAGTGGGAAATCAAACGTTACGAGCAGGAAGCCAAAGATTTTGATAAGAAAATCAAAAATCTAAAAGATCAAAGCGAACTGGAAATTGCTGAAATCAATTCGCTTTCTGAAGCCAAAAAATTATTGGAAGAACGTGGCTATGAGGGGCAGCTTTCTCGGATTAAAACACTGGAAGAAGCCAAGAAGGCATTACGTAAACAAGCCGATAAGGAAATTATTGCCGCATCGCTCGAAACTTTGGAAAACCAAAAAAATATTTTAAAGGCTTATTTGGAAAATGTTACGGGTGAACAAGCCGAGAAACTCAAAGAAAACTTGGATAAGCTGTTAGAGCAAATCCAAAAATTAAAAATAGCACGTTCGGAAATAAACACTCCTGAAGAAAACAGTTCTATAATAGGCACAGACGCTGAAAATGTAGATATTTTAGGGTTTTCTGCTGGGCAATGGGAGCAAGTATTTAGCAATTTGGATACCACTGAAGGCAAACTCAATGCTATCGGAATGGCAATGCAAGGATTGGCGAATTTAGGCAGTATGCTCTCACAAATGCAACAAGCCGCCAATGACCGAGAGCTTTCTGCCTTTGAGCAGTTACAAGACAAAAAGAAAGCAGCACTTAAGCGTCAGCTCGACCAAGGCACCCTATCGCAAGAGAGTTACAATAAACAACTGGAGCGTATGGATGCCGAAACGGCTAACAAAAAGGCTGAATTGGCTCATAAACAAGCCCAAGCCGATAAAACATTCCGTTTGTTTGCCGCCATTGGCAATACAGCACAAGCAGTAGCAGCAGCACTCACAGCGGGTGGAATTATGGGACCTATTCTGGCAGGTATTGTTGGTGCGTTAGGTGCGGTGCAAATCGGCATCATTCAATCACAGCCTTTGCCTCCCAAACCCAGCTACGCCCGTGGAGGACGTACCAAAGGATTAGGCTTTACTGACGAAAGCGGACACGAAGTGGCCGGAGTGGTTCACGCCGATGAATACGTCATTCCGAAGTGGCTTCGTGCCGATCCAGCTGTGGCACATATTGAAGAATGGCTCGAAGCAAAACGGCTGAGAGGCTCAGCATCCAATTCATATGCAGAAGGAGGACGGGTAGCACCAAGCAATGATTATAAACAAATTGATGAGCAAGTGCAACAGATTCGCTTAGCTACTAATGAAACAACGCTACTTCAAGCTGTTGAGAAACTCATTGCTTTGTTGGAGAAATTAGATAAGGAAGGTATCGAAGCCTTTTTTATTGCCGATGAAAAAAACGGTAAAATAATGCAAAAAGCGATAAAAAAATATGAACGATTGGTAAATAAAAATAAACATTAAGAAACAAGGATAAAGTAAAAAGGATAAAGGATAAAGAATCAAGTAACAAGAACCAAGTGTAAAGGATAAAGTAAAAAGGATAAAGAACTAAGTAACAAATCTTTTAATCTTTCAATCTTTTTAATTTTTTAATCATTTAATAAAAAAACATTATGTCAAAAATATTTTCTCCTGCAGGTGGGTTTATTTATTTGAAGTATGAACCAGGTGTAGGTATCAGCACACCGATGTCGGCATACACCAATCTAACTCAAGCTAATTTTTCATTTCAGGGTTACGACAAAGACAAGGATCGCAGCTTATCATTATCGGCACAAGATATTCAATTGCTGGATAACCCCAATTCGGGCTGGAATTATCAGAAGATGATTGTTTTCAATGTGCCGAATATTGGCTCATACGGATTAACCATTAAGCCCGATAGCTTATGGGCATTTCAGCCCTCGTATCGTTTTGACGGTCAATTTACTTTTGCTGATGGTTCTACCCAAGATTGTAGCATCACCCTTGATTTGAAAGATGACGCCGTAATTTCACCCGACCAAAGTGGCGTGATTTATCAAACTTATCATTTGAATTATAGTTACGACAAAAGCACTGGGCTACTTACTGGTGATACACTATCGGCATTCTTTTTGCCTCAAAATCCAACTTTTGTGCAGACCACTTATTTGGTTGCTGGAACCAAGTGGTGGCAAAAGGTTTTTGAGAATGGGGTAACGGAAAAACGAAAAGAAGTGCCTAATGACCAGGGAGGCACACACACTGAGAGCTTGATAACTTTTCGTAAAAGCAAGTACTTGAATGAAATTCCTAACGGAAGTTATGAATTCAGAGGAGTGTTGTGTGGTACGCCGGACAATACTTTCTCGCAAAGTAAAATAACCATTCATCTAACCATAACGGGCGATGCAGTGGCGTGGCAAGTAGAACCAGATACCTTTGTTTTTCATCTGAAAAATATAGAAAACCTATCAGCAGAAGGAGCGTTTTATATTCGTAATTTTGAGTTAGACCCCGTAGTTACTTTTTCCGAAGAATTGATTTTTACTAAGGTAGAAAACACGGCAACAGCAGAGCGTAAGTATAGTTTTCGCACCAAAAAAGCCCAAGAACTCGGAGTAGGGCAGAAAAAGGCAGTCATCACAGTACAGTATAAAAACTACATACATCGGGTTACGGTAATTATCAATGTTACAGATGATTTGCCATTGAATTATTTTTTCTGTAAGGATAAAAACACATTAACCATAGAAAAACAGCACGAAAATGCCGAATTTATTCAGGTAGAGATGTTCTACACCTATTGGGGCACAAAAAAATATCAGTTCCCGTTTTTTCAAGGCAGAGCTGTTTTTGATCACGGCAACTTGGTGCAGCCTTTTATGAGCAAACCGTTGCATTTTGCAGAGACGCAAGTCAATGAAGCCTTAAATGATATTTCGCTACTGACTTCGCCTTTGCCTATTGATTTTACCATTAAACAAATGGATTTCAAGGGGAATGTGTATCGTACCGAGCAAAAACAGCACTTTTATTACGCAGGTAAAAAGCCCAAAGCCTTTCCTTTTTTGACTAACGGCACGTACCGAACCACTACCAACGATTCACTGGTTACCATCGGGTATATTGATGTTTTTGAGAATATGGCACAACGCCAAAAAATGCTTTTAGGAACAACCCCTGAAAACACTGAAAATTACAACGTAAATGTTTGGTCATTTTCCCGTAAACAGCTAAAACATACAGCAAAGGAAAATGAAATTATTGATTTAAGTACCTTAACGTTAGAACCCAAACCTGACTTTCAAGAAGTAGTTCACGCCCTGTTTATCAATCAAAATCACGTTCCAGACTGGTTCACTTTTAACGGATTTTGGGAAGATTCCTGCGAGATAGAACAAGAACTCGCCAAAGATTTGGTACGTAATCACGACGTTAAAAACATCGTTAAACGTGAAATCACAATTAAATTATCCACAGGATTTATTTTTGAAGAAGAAATTGATTTTTTGAGAGAACTCATTGCCTCTGATATTATTTTTCTGAAATTAGACGGCAAGTGGCAACGTGCCATACCGATAAGCAACAAAACGCTATCCAAAGACAAACTTAAAAACTTGCATCATCAAATCGTTGAATTTAAACTCATTGAAGCATAATGAAAAATAGTTTTACTACCGATGGTTTTCAAATGGATTTAACAGCGGTTCAGCTTTCCATTCAAGAAGAAAATCCCTTACTAAAAGAGGGGTTTTCTACGCATTTTACGTTTCCGTTTTCGCTGACTTTAACGCCTGAACTCAAACAACAATTAGGCGATTACTCTCAAATAGCTGCTTCCGATTTGAAACGCCATTGGGAGGGGATTTTCTGCCTTGAAGGACGTGCATATCAAGCCAAGTTAGAAGTAATTTCAGTACAAGGCAATACCTTGCAGGTACAAATTGATTACGGATTTGAAGAGTTTCCAACGATGGATAAAAAACTTTCGGAATTGGATTTGGGGTTTGCTGAAAAAAATTTAAGTCCGAACAATAGGTACGCTTTTCCGAATTTGATTTACGACAAATATAAAGGTGCAGATTACTTCGATAGTTTTAAAAACCAAATCAATGCCCGAACCGAAACGGGCGATTTTATTAGCAACGATTATTCGTATTCTGGCCACAGCAACTGGTCGGAAGCCGAGCAAGTGATGAAGCATCGCAACCGAAATCTTATTCAACCGATGCCTTATCTGTTGTATGTTTTAAGAAAAGGATTTGAAGCTATGGGATATACGCTCAAGGGCGATATTTTGCAAGATTCCCTTTTTAATCGGAAAGTAATTTACAAGCCTTGGCAACACCCCACTTATAACGATCAAAATACGTATACCTTTGAAATTGACCCTAATGGGGAAACGATACAGTCCTTTGAAATGCAACTTAGTCCAGGAGAATATGCCTTTAAGGAAATACACGATACTCAGCCTTTTACTGCATCGGTAAAAGTTAAACACAAAGTAACGGATACAGTTGTTTGGAAACGTATTTTATATTCGGGTAAAAGTACTTATGGCTTTAACATCAATCGTTTGTATCAAGATAATACGTATATTTTGGAAGTAGATAAAAATGCTTATCCGTATGCTTCCATTACGGTGCAACCAGAAAAGAATGATTATCGTTCGAATAGTCGTCCGCACATATCTTATCCGTTATTGGTGGATATTGAGCAATGGGATTTGCGTTGTATGGTCCCTGACATCACTTTTGGAGAGTTGCTCAATACGTTAAAGGATTTGTTTTCTTATTCGGTAATATTCACGGGAAGTGAAGCACACCTAAATAAAATACAAATTGATTACCATCAAGTTAAGGAGATAAGCCATACCGAAGTGCTGTACCCAACTCTTTCGTATGGTGAAAACACCTCGCAATTGTACCGATTCCCGAATGTAGTGGGCTATGAACTTCCAAACATTTATTTGGATAGCGAAATCATACAAGTTGGGGAAATCAGCAAGTCGGCCGAAACCGAAATCGAGGTAAAATACTGTGAGCTTCCGTATGCATCATCAACCAAGCAAATTGCTGCTTGTCAAGATGAAAATGTACTTATTTTGGCTGACGAAGCTATATTTCCTTTGAATCCAGCCAGAAGCCGATACGATTTTCATTATGTAACAGGAACGCACCCTGGCGACCTTGCCGAGCAAATCCAAAAAACACGATTTACTTTTGTTAAAAACCGACACGTACAATGGCAGTTCATTGATAAACGAGCCGTTTGGCAAGAAATTAAAGTTACTGATATACTGTATGTTTTTAATCAGAAAATACTAATTAAAGAAATGGTTAAAACGATTTTAGATGATACCTATTGCCAAATAGACCTCACAGGAATAGTTGTTTAAAGAGTAAAGGACAAAGAACCAAGTAACAAGTAAAAAGGATAAAGTAAAAAGGATAAAGTAAAAAGGATAAAGTAAAAAGGATAAAGTAAAAAGGATAAAGAACTAAGTAACAAATCATTTAATCTTTTTAATCTTTTTGGCTATTGCCTCAAAAATGAATAATATGGAAATAACAAAATTTGAAAAAGACAATACATACCAACGTATTTTAGCCTCGCATCTTGATGATTCGTTCGAGTTGACAACTACCGAAGAAACCATAAAGACACGACTTCGGCATATTTTCGGTTTACGCCTGAATAACAAACTTTCACGACATCGAGCCATTCAAGTACAAATGCAGGAAATGGGCGTTAGTCAAGCTACTGCCTATCGAGATTACAAATGGGCGATGCAGATTTATGGTGAACTTGATAAAACCGACCGCAATGCCGAACGAATGATTTTAGCAGAAAACTATTATCAGCTGTACCAAATGGCTCTTAAAGATCGAAACATCGAACAGGCACGTCGTGCTTTAGATTCATATGCAGCATTATTTAATTTTGATAAGGAAGAAGAAATCATCGATTTGGAAAAAATCCAAGCCCACGAGTACCACATCAAGATGAGTCGCAAGTCACATAAGATTTTGCAACTCACACTTAAAGATGGTGTGGTGGACTTCAATAACCTTACCGCCGAAGATGTGGATTTTCAAGAGATTACAGATGGAGAGGAAAATGGAGAATAATTTTTGTCCGTAGCACGGACGGACAATTTTTACAAAAAAATCTCAAAAAAATTTGTTTATTATACAAATGTTTAATATCTTTGCATTGTAATTTAATTCAAGACTCAAATGAAAAAAGAAATCACAGAAAGCGAATGGGAACTTATTGAGACTATTCGGAATTTTAAAAAAGTGTATCCGCCATCTATCGAACTTGAACTCTACATTTACACATTGCTTGACAAGTTAATGGATAAAGAACAAGATGAGCAGGATACTAAGAAGAGTAAAAAATAATCACAGCCCCTTCGGGGGCTTAAACTAAGATTTGAATATGGAGACAACAGTACAAAAAAAACAACAGACTATGAAAGAGCAGATGTGGGATATTATTGTAGATATATCGTGGGCTCAAATTTCACAAAAATATTTTGGTAAAAGCCGTTCGTGGCTCAGCCAAAAGATGACAGGTATTGACGGCAATGGTGTTACAACTGAATTTTCTGCTGAAGAAAAAGAAATTTTAAAAGGTGCTTTGGTGGATTTATCCGAAAGAATACGCACTTGTGCCGATAAAATATAGGCTTGAATTAAATTACAAAACAAAAAGCCTTTTTTCGCCCGTTGATTTTCAACGGGCTTTTTTACGTCCTTTCCTTTCTTAAAAAAACGTTTGAATTTTGCCAAAAATTATTTTCAATGGCAAAACAAATCTTTAAACCTGTTCGTGAGGTGATTCTCAATCCGATGCAAATGGCAGCCGTGCAAAGCAACCGCTTCGGTGTGAAGAAAATAAATATTGAAGCGGGGCGGGGTGCGGGTAAATCTACGGTGCTGGGTTGGTTTGTGAAGGAAGCCGTTCGGCAGATGCCGTGTGACGTGCCGTGTGGAAGCTCACACGTTTACGGATGCCTACAAAATTTACTGCTTCACGAATGTAATCATTCATTTTTTGATCAGAAATCCATTTTACGAATAAATCAGGATAATGTTCTACGAAACTACGAGCCGAATTATTTACGGGAATGGTATTAGTTTTTCCCGTTTTATCGGAAGTAAATGTAATTGTTTTTCCGATGCCTTGGCGTTTCAGTTTCTTTATTTCATTGATCCGAAGCCCTGTGTAACACGAAAACAAAAAATACCCCAAAGGCAATTTTAATCTTGGATTGATGTAGCTTGAAAAATAGAAATCTTTGAGTTTATCTAATTCGGTAAAATTCAAATTTATACGATTACTTCGGTAAGTGCGAGTTTGGATCAAACTCAAATTTATATTAAGATGAATTCCATACCTTTCAGCCATATGCAGGTACTTCTTTACCGTCCTTATATTGGAATCAATCGTATTCGGATTGTTTTTGCATTCTATTGCCATATAAGCAATGTAGCGTTCTATCCATTCAATAGTGATTTGCGAAAATGGAATTTCTTTCTGAAAACGTTTGATTTTGGCAATCCGTGATTTTTCTTTGCGTAGCGAACCTGGTTTGATGTTTTGTTGCTCTACATATTTCTCCATAAAAGCAACAAAACAATAATTGGAGGATGCGTTGTTATATTCTTGCACCAATTGTTCCAGTGTGAGTTCCTTATTACTGATGTAATATACTAATCTCACATCTTTTATCTTAGCTATTTCGTTCTCAATGGCAATATTATAGCCAACGGCATTTTCAGCGGATTTTTTGAATCGCCCCTTTTTTTCGTCCCAATCCTCTGGGCGAACTTCAATGGGGAGTCTTTGGCGAATTCTCTTTCCTTGTGAGGTAATTAATAAGTAAATAGGGGACAAGCCGTGTTTGTTGACATAATCACGGCGATAAACTTTGACATTCATAGTTACTAACTTTTTTTGGAGTTGTAACTCTTTCGTGCCAACAAAGAATTGATGTTTCATTTTTTCAAAGATTTTTGAAAAATTGAAACCATTTTTTGAAGTTTGCCACAAAGAAAATTCTTGTGGCAAATTTTGTGGCAAAAACCACAT